CTCCCGGAAGGGGACATCGTCAAAATAGGATTTCTCCGCATTCAACTCAAATCCCAGGAACTCAAGAACCGACTTCAGAGGATGAGCAACATCGGTTTTAACGATGATGTCATCGCCGAACGTGAAGACGTCACAGCCAAGTAGGCCTAAACCACCACACTCACGTGTAGTGGCACAAGCTATAGCTGCGAAAATAATCGTCTCTAGTTCGAACGTGAAGCCGTTACCCATACTGGAGAATTTCTCCAGTACGACCCAGCGATTGTCGATTAGCGTTTTCTTTGATCGAAGATCATCGAGTGCTTCAAACCATCGTCGGGGTAGTAGGATTTCGACAAGAATCCTTGCTACGGTATCGCTTGCATTTGAGAGGTCGAGAGTAGCGAACTCCCGCGACACAGAGGATGTCTCGGCGACCTGCCGATGAACATCTTGTGCACGATCCAAGTCCCAACCAGCGTAGTTCTTATACACGAGGTCACCCCCATGATTTCGAACACTACGCGGCCGTCTTGCTAGACGCTGCCTCAACTGACGCCCAAGGGCGAGTTGATAAAAGACGTTGATCGATGGCTCTGCAGCTATCGAACGATCCGTCTTTGCAGTCTTTGGAACCGTTGTATAACGGTTTCCAGGGACAAAGGACAACTCCCCATGACGTTGTGCCAAAGCGGCACCCCATTGTGATCCTAACCACTGCGGTAGGACCCAAATGGCGTCACGTGTCAAACTTGGATTAGATGACATTTTGTCGGGTACAGTGGTCTTCCCGCCACGGTTCGAAAACGTCGCACCTGGTCCGAACCTGCCGACCCAAAGGTCGTCAGGCCCATAACCTATCCAATCAAGGACTATTTTCCGACAGCGATCCAAAAAGGATCGTATCGCGTCGCTCCCATCGTCAAAGAGACGGTTTTCAGGGAGATATCGACGCAGCCTCTCATTGGTCCGGTAGCATTTCCGCTCACCTTGCCACCATTTTTCAATGGCAGCGGCGCGTTTGTCGTGACTCGAAGGAAGTGTTTGAAGCTTCCTAAGAATATTCGCGGCAGCAGCGTCACGGGCGTAACGGTCAGCATCGAGGTACGATCGTGGATCTGGATTAACCTCCAGAATCCCGTCCCAATCCTGATAGCGCAGCTTAATGGCCACGCTAAGGGAGAGGGGCGTATCTAGGTCCTCTAACAAGAGAGAAACCGTCCGCACCAGCTCATCGGGTAACAGACTTTGCATCATCTTACTCCACGCCGCTCACACAATGAACGACATAGGCAACCAACCATCCACACTGTCCCAGACGTAGCTGCAAACCTCGTTAGGGTCTGTCTCGCCACGCGTGTATACAACCGACTTCTCTCGAAAGTGATGATGAATCACCTTCCAGACGTCGCCGGGCGTATCTATGCTGTGGCGGTCAAGACGCATCGCGAAGGGCACAACTGCCTGATGCAGTGTGGAAACAGAAGAATTGTCCATGTTTTCACCTTGTGAGTTAGGTCGGGGAGTACCCCGCGGCAACCGCTTGCTTCACCAACGTAGCCGCCAGCAGATTCAACAGCTGGTAGACTTCGTTGAGATTGGCAGCGGGAATGCCTTGGGGCATGGTGATGATGCCATCTGCCACGATCCGATCCGTGGCTGAGTACTTCGTCGTGGTTGAGTCCTGGACGGCGTACGGCATGACGAAGTTATACTTCATCTGTCGCGCCGTCTTCGGACCATTCCATGTCGAAGTCAGCTTCAGAATCGGTCGAAGACCGACGGGCAGGCCTGCGGCAGCGCCAGTGTCCTGACGCCACACAGCGGGGGAACCATCACCCCCGGAAGCCGACAGAGCGTCGTAGACGATGTCGGTTGTACCGTCAAATTTCTTGACGGTAATTGAAGCCATTGCTGGCATTTGAGTTCCTCAAACGGAAAATCATCGGCCTCCAAGGTTCTGAACCACGAGAGAGATCGCATTAAGCGCTCTTCCCCATGAAGGAACTTTGAAGGGCTTGACAAATATCGTCGGTCCAACAAGACCGAGACTTCGGGTCATGTAAGCGCCAGTAACCCAGCGTTCGCCGTACCTTCCGAGTGAAACACTCTTCTGGTAGTCGTACGTTGAGCCTCTGACGAATAACGTAGCCCAAGCGTTTGTCACGCTTAGTCCGTATAGATCACTTCCGTATGAAAGGAAGTTCTCAACCGGGATGAACCAGTCCACGACGAAACTGAAAGGAATCAGCTCCCATGCGACTGTAAACGGGTTTACCAAACCCAGGTTATTGGCGAGAAACAGGTTCGGGTTATTCACCGTCACCTGAGCCCCTGTCTTGCTGAACACCTTGCCACTCCAAACGGTGCGTGAAGCCTCGTTCGGAAAGGAACCAGAGGTACTAGTATGATCATACTGTCCTCCCGTCCCTTTTCCAACTGGCATAATAGCCTTAATTGGATTTTGTAGCACGTCGACGGCCGAATGGATGTCCTTTATCATCGGACTCCACCCGAAGCTGTACTCCAACCATAGATTCGCCCACCCCTTGCGTGTGAAAGGAATTTGTTTCCCCACTGCAGAGAGTAAGCGAGTCATGGTAGGGAGATCAAACCTACGCGCTGCTCTGATGGCTTCAGCAAGCTGAAGACCACGACGAGCAATCATAGACGCGGCCTGCTCGAGTTCAACTAAGAAAACGCCCATCGCGCTTTGGTCCGAAATCTGTCCACGAAAACCCTCATAGGCTTTGGCTCGCGCCGAGTCTATAAGGTTAGTGGGTACATTGTTCTCCATCCATGAAACAGCGTTAGGAAGCGGGGCAAAGAATTCCTGCTGACCGATTGCATATCGTAAATCGGCATATCTGCCGGTGAACGGTAGCGGACGGTCAATAGGTTTCGCCTGCTTCCATACGCGGCGATCATGGAAATGAGTAGATGTACTGGCCGTCTTTTGGAACGGTCCCGAAGTCGGAGCAACCATGTTGGTCTCATAGTGTGTTAGCTGACGCCAACGCACTGGAACCCAACACGCTGGCTGTTGGTTAGAAGCCAGATTCACCACCGTTGTTGCAGTGGCATATGGGGTGCGAGCACCACCATAGTGTGTATCTCACGGCGAGTCGACCAAGGTCGGTCGACGAGAAACACACACCCATCAGTAGTAAACTGATGTTGTTATTGGAGGCATCATCTTTCTAAAGGATGATCACCTAAACGGATTGACACCCGTAGAGGATACCGGTAAAGAACCCGGTGCACAATAACAGAAGGACCCCCG